GACGTAGCACAAGAAATATTAAGTAAACTTTTTCAGCGGTATCTGGGAGAAGACATAGCTAACATAGGCTATTCATTCGTAAACGGTACGCAGTCATCTCTTGAACCCCTGCGCAGAATTCTTGAGAGGCACAACGATGACTTTCTGCCCGACTTAAATATTGAGTGGGACGACTTAGAAATCGAAACATTGCTTGAGAAAAACGATCTTGAGGCACGTTGGCATTTTAATATCCCCACACTTGCTACCCGTATAGAGGGTGTTAATGATGGTCATCTGATTGTCATAGGAGCAAGACCTAACACTGGTAAAACTTCATTCCATGCAAGCATGATCGCAGGCCCAGATGGCTTTGCGCATCAAGGAGCGAAATGCGTTGTGCTTTGCAATGAGGAAGGGACGCACCGTGTGGGGGCCAGATATCTTACTGCCGCATCAGGCATGACTCTCAAAGAGATTAAAGCGAGTCCACGTACCGCTCAACAGAGATGGGCCAAGCTCAAAGAGAACATCAAGATCAAAGATGCAACTGGCCGGGACATGGCATGGGTGGAGTCTGTATGTAAAACTTATAGTCCTGACATATTGGTTATCGATATGGGGGATAAATTTGCAGGCGATCAATCGCACGAAGGATTAAAGAACTGCGCGATTCATGCTAGACAAATAGCTAAGGAATACGAATGTGCAGTGTTCTATATGTCACAGTTATCTGCTGAAGCCGAAGGTAAAATTGTCTTGAATCAATCTATGATGGAGGGCAGTAAAACTGGCAAGGCATCGGAGGCTGACCTCATGTTGCTGATTAGTAAGAATCCTCCAATTGAGGGACAGGAGGAAGATGACTATCAACGCCATGTTAATTCTGTGAAAAATAAACTGACCGGGTGGCATGGCTACATTACAGTCAGGTTGGAATATAAGGTGGGACGATATACTGTATGATCGAAATTTTGGTTAGGGATGACCAACTTATTAAAGCGCGTGATCAGGCTGTCGAGATGGGTAAACTTCACAACAGCATTACTAAAGGTCAGGGCAATGTCGCAGGATTTATAGGTGAAATAGTAACTGCTGAATTGCTTAACGCTACACAACAAAACACCTATGACTATGACTTGATTTTGATTAACGGAGAAACTGTGGATGTAAAAACAAAAAGAACATCAGTCACTCCTTTGCCGCATTACGATTGTAGTGTGGCTAAACTGAGCGAACATCAACAGTGTAATCACTTTGGATTTGTACGAGTAAAAAACGATTATAGTGTGGCATGGTTCTTGGGCGTGATACCTCGTAAGACCTACTACGAAGTAGCTCGCTATATGAACAAAGGAGACGTAGATCCCGACAATGGTTATATTGTCAAGTCGTCATGCTATAATTTATCTATTAAAGAGTTATGGAAGGTGTCAATACATGAAAGTTGTTCTTGATGTAGAAAACACTGTGACTAAGCGCGATGGCAAGCTTCATCTCGATCCATACGAATCGACAAACAGCTTGGTCATGATCGGTATTCAGGTGGAGGGTGAGGAGCCTAAACACTACACCTTTGATCACATTGAATACGATTGCAAATACGAATACCGCAAAAAAGACTGCGATGAGATACAAGCAATATTAGATAAAACAACATTATTGATCGGTCACAATATTAATCATGACTTGCTGTGGATCTGGGAAACTGGATTTAAGTATGGCGGCCCGGTGTGGGACACCATGTTAGCTGAGTACCTGTTACAGCGAGCACAAAAACAGCCACTATCTCTTGAAGCAGTGGCTGAGCGCAGAGATTTACCTTTTAAGAAACAGGATACCCTGAAGAACTACATAAAGCAGGGTATGTCCATTGATGCTATTCCGTATGAAGAGCTTAAAGAGTATTTGTACGCCGATCTACAGACTACATTTTCTTTATACTATGAACAGAACTTAGACTACCGGGATGACGTAAATCGCATTCTAATGCCCGTGGTGGACCTAACGATGGAAACATGTGTGGTACTAGCCAGAATCTATCAAAACGGCTTCACGGTCAATACAGAAGCTCTGGAGGAGGTTCGTACTCAATTTGAGCAGGAGCGAGCGCAGTTACAAAATGAATTGCAGTTATTTGTGAGACAACTGATGGGCGACACCCCAATAAATTTAAATTCACCTGAACAGTTGTCATGGGTTGTGTACTCACGTAAGCCTAAAAACAAAACTCAGTGGGCTATGGATGCTGATCCATATATGAACCAAGACCAATTTAAACGACTAATAACTAGTTCGACTACGCCAGTGCGTAAAACTAAAGCGGAACAGTGCAAGGATTGTAAGGGCAATGGTACTTACTATAAAAAGAAAAAGAATGGGGATAATTTTAAAAATGCAAGCAAGTGTAGTGTATGCAACGGCACTGGGTATATTCTCAAACCAATCAACGAACTAGCGGGACTGAAGTTTACTGCCCCATCTGTTAAGTGGCACAGTGCTAACGGGTTCAGCACTAGTAAATCTAACCTTGAGTATCTTGAACGAATAGCTAAATCAAAGCAAATGGATGAAGCCGTAAACTTTTTATCTAAAATACGCAGACTTAGCGCACTCGATACATATTTAAGTAGCTTTGTTGATGGTATTAAGACCTATCTCAAACCAGACGGTAAACTTCACGTTAGACTGACACAGCATATGACTGCCACTGGCAGATTTTCTGGTCGTGACCCTAACATGCAGAACATGCCACGTGGTGGCACATTTCCTGTAAAAAAAGTTTTTGTGTCTCGTTGGAATGATGGCAAGATCATGGAAGCAGATTTTGCTCAACTAGAGTTTCGTGTGGCAGGCTTTTTGTCTCAGGATGAAGTTGCGATTAAGGAAGTGACGGAGGGTTTTGATGTCCACTCGTACACAGCGGAGGTTATTTCGCAAGCGGGTCAGACAATTAGCAGGCAGGAGGCGAAGGCACATACATTTGCTCCACTCTATGGAGCAACGGGATTTGGAAGAACATCTGCAGAAGCAAAGTACTACGAACAATTTACAGACAAATACAGAGGGATTGGACGATGGCACGAGCGATTAGCTACAGAGGTATTATCTCACAGAAAAATTACCACTCCAAGCGGAAGACAATTCGCCTTCCCCAATGTCAAGCGGAGAAAAAATGGGACCATCACAGATTTTACGGCAGTCAAAAACTATCCGGTGCAGTCATTTGCAACTGCCGACATTGTTCCTGCTGTGCTGATTGAAATATTTAATCGACTTAGTAACATGAAGTCTATGCTAGTAAATTCAGTGCACGATTCTGTGGTAATTGATGTGCACCCGGAGGAAGAGACACAAGTTGTATCACTCATTGATGATATAAACAGGGAGTTGAAATCTCTTATAGATACTAAATTTAAAATTAACTTCAACGTACCCCTTTTACTTGAGGCTAAAATAGGTGTAAACTGGCTTGATCAACAAGAGGTCTCAAAATGACAACACAAATAGCAACCCTAAACGCAGGGAACTTCGCTGAAATGGCGAAAGCAATGGGCATGTCACAAGACATGTCATCTGATGGCAAAGCAAAATCGTCTACTCTGCCACGCTTACGCATTTGGAATCAGCCCGTTATGGGTCAGGTTGAAGTCAAAGGTAAGATGAAGAATATGGAGGTCGTGCCCGCAGGCATGTACCGTCTTCAATTGCCAGATGACGTTTATGTGTATGCAGAAAATGTAAAGATTCGCGTGTTTGTTCAGCGTTTTATGTACAAACGCTATGACTCCAATAACAATCTGTATATTAAGACATTGATGGCCGATGATCTTAACGGAGATTTGAAAGATAATACAGGCGGTCTTAACTGTGGTAAGCCCGCAGGTTACATTAAAGACTTTCAATCCTTACCTGAAGACACGAAGACACTGATCAAACAGATCAAACGTGTTCGCGTCATTTTAGGTGAGGTTGAGCTTGTCAATCCGGTGGATGCGGATGGCAATGAAAAGGACATGGAGGTCCACCCTTTTATATGGGAAGTAGATAACAGGGATGCTTTTAAAACTATGGGTGAGCCTTTCACTCAATTAGCTAAGCAACGTAGATTGCCGGTACAGTACTGGATTGAGTGTGGGACTGATGAGCGTTCCATTCCAACTGGAGCAAAGTTTTTCCTGCCAACAACGGGCCTAGATATTACTACGTCAATTGATCTCACAGAAGAAGACCAAACTAAATTTGGTGACTTCCTTGAGTGGATTAATAACTACAATGATTACATTATTTCTGCTTGGAATGAGAAACGCACAGAAAAAATAAAAGCAGAGGATGATGCGCTTGTAGAGGACTTTATCGACATTGAAGTTGGTGAAGATTAATGAATGTCACACATCCTGCAGAGATTAAAATACATCGATACCTAGAGGATGTTCGTAAAGGCAAGCGTGGCATGTCAGATGCCACAATTGCTCGCATTGTCAGGGATGTAAAAGAAGCTGTTGAAAAACAGTTTGACGGCAAAGAACGTAAGTTTAGCTTACGCATGTCAAACATCGGAAGACCCTACTGCCAACTGTGGTTTGATAAAAATCAACCAGAGGAAGGTATTGAACCGCCCGCTAATTTTTTAATGAACATGATGATTGGAGACATCGTAGAAGCTATCTTCAAGGGTGTGTTAACTGAAGCTGATGTAGAGTTTAGCGATGGTTTTAAATCAACATTGACTGCAGGACAACACAAGATTGATGGTACACATGATTTGATCATGGATGGTCATGTGGACGATATCAAATCAGCGTCGCAGTGGTCCTACAAAAACAAGTTTAAAGATTACGCAACACTCAAAGAGCATGATGCTTTTGGCTACGTAGGTCAGCTTGCGGGATACGCTAAAGCTTTAGGTGTTGATCCCGGCGGATGGTGGGTTATCAACAAGGCAAACGGCGAATTTAAATATGTATCTGCATGGGATATGAAGCCAAAAGTTGATGATATAGTTGATGAAATTGCAGATAAAGCGGATAAACTTGAATCAAATCAATTTGTTAAGTGCTTTAATTCGATTGAAGAAACATTTCGTAGAAAACTCACCGGGAATAAAATATTAGGTGAAGAGTGCAGTTGGTGTAGATACAGGCATAAATGTTGGCCTGAACTACAGGAGTTACCATCTCTTGTATCGCAAGCAAAAGAGCCGCCTATCATACCTTATGTAGAGATATCGGATGAGTACCAACAAGAAAAGTCTAATAAGAAAAAACGCGCTTAGATATGGCTATCGATCAGGACTAGAGCAAATTGTTCGCGACTCTTTGCGGGGACGAAAGTGTAATGCTAAATACGAATGCCTAAAAATAGAATGGGAAGATCTGACGTATAGAAAATACACGCCTGACTTTTTACTTCCTAACGGAATTATTGTCGAAACAAAAGGTCGATTCACCCCGACTGATCGTATGAAACATTTGGCAATTAAAAAACAACATCCCCATCTCGATATCCGCTTTGTATTTAGTAATAGCAACTCTAAACTGCGAAAGGGTGCAAAAACAACTTATGCAAGTTGGTGTGAAAAACACGGATTTTTGTATGCAGACAAAGACGTGCCGCAGGAATGGATTGACGAAAAGAAAAAACCAATCAAGCATTATCCTTCCACACTAGTAGCTTTTCCATTCACTAAAATCATCAGGTAATATAATGTCAGAAGAGAAGAAAGAAACATCGTTTGCTATAGTTATTACTCCTGAGTTTGATGACAAAGGCAAATGGGATGGTATGGTCGGCTGTCACATGGAAGAAGAAGTTAATCACGATTTGACTGAGGACCAACTAATGCAAATTCGTAGTGTTTGCGGCATCATGGCAAATACTATATCGCTTATGGAACAGGACCAAGAGTTTTTTGAGTATGTCAGAGAAGCGTTTTTATCTCTCAATGAAGATTTGATTTTTAAATTTGTAGATACAATAGAAGAAAAAGATGAAAAGCCAAACTTTACTAAGGAAGGTAACGTGTTCACATTAAACTTTAATTCTAAGACTCATGGGAACGCATGATGAGCCTGAAAGATATTCGCTCCGAATTAACCACCGATTTAAACGCAATAATTGAAGACACTGTTGAAGATGAAATTTTTGACATGGTCACAAAACCCAAACACTACAATACCGGACAGTTTGAGACTTATGATATTATTGTGGATGTCTTGGGGCAGTATGATGCTATTTCGTACTGTCGCGGAAATGTTCTAAAGTACATGTTACATCGTCTTTGGAACAAAGGTGATCCGATAGAAAACGCACGTAAAGCTCAGTGGTATCTGCAAAAGATGATTGAGTTGATGCGAAAAACGGAAGGAGTTAATTGGTAATGTCGGTCGAAATAAAGGTTGACTTACAATTTGAAATCGATATAACTGAAGTTTCGCCAGAACATAGGCATGAAGATGGAATCACAGAGATTGTCCAAGATGTGCTCGATGCGTGTATGTATGACATTCCGGGTGCAGACCTCAAAAAGTGTGAAATCTCTATTGAAGGAATTGATTAGTGGAAACAAATTATCTGGGCATAAAAATAAATCTAAATAGAGATAATAATTTGTCAGAGCAAGCTATTGCTTTGCTACAAGATTATTACATGCAAGATAATGAAACGTCTCCTCAACATGCATTTGCTCGTGCGGCTGTAGCCTATTGTGAGGGTGACTATGATTTTGCTCAACGCATTTATGACTATGCTAGCAACTGTTGGTTTATGTTTGCTAGCCCTGTACTCAGTAACGCACCCGAAGATGGACAAGCCGTCAAGGGTCTTCCTATCAGTTGTTTTCTCACTTATATTGGTGACAATCTGGACTCCCTTATTTCTCACAATGCTGAAGTTGCATGGTTATCTGTCAAAGGAGGTGGAGTCGGCGGTCACTGGTCTGATGTACGCCCTGTAAGTGATAAAGCTCCGGGTGTCATCCCATTTATGAAAGTTGTCGATTCACAGATGACAGCTTACAAACAAGGTAAGACTCGCAAGGGTTCTTACGCCGCATACCTCGATGTATCGCATCCAGAGATTATCGAGTTTATTAATTTTAAAGTACCTACTGGAGGAGATGTAAACAGGAAGTGTTTCAACCTGTTTAATGCAGTTAACATTACAGATGCTTTTATGGAGGCAGTACAACATGGAGAACAATGGGAATTACGATGCCCTGATTCAGGAGCTATCCGATCTACAATCCAAGCTAGAGAGTTGTGGCAAAGAATACTTGAAGCTCGTTTCAGAACAGGCTCGCCTTACCTCAATTTTATCGACACAGCAAACAGAGGGTTATCAAATTCTCAGAGAGCACTTGGACTCTCAATTAGAGGCAGTAACCTCTGCAATGAAATACATCTCGTTACATCTGAAGAACGCACAGCAGTTTGCTGTCTCTCCTCAGTCAACATTGAAAAGTGGGATGAGTGGCGAGACACCAGAATGGTTCAAGACTTGGTACGACTCTTGGATAACGTCCTTAAATTCTTTATCCGACATGCTCCGGAAGAGTTAGAGAAGGCTAAGTTTAGTGCGTACATGGAAAGATCAGTTGGTCTTGGAGCAATGGGCTTTCACGGTTACCTGCAAAGCAAAGGAATTGCTTGGGAATCTTGGCAGGCGGCTAGTGAAAATTATCAAATGTTTAAGCGCATCAAGGAGAATGCTCTTAAATCAACCTACAACCTTGGTAAGGAAAGGGGCGAAGCACCTGATATGGCAGGCACAGGGCGGCGTAATGCGCATTTACTTGCGATTGCTCCGAATGCTAACTCGTCTATTATATGTGGGTGCTCAGCGTCTATTGAGCCTATCAAGTCGAATGCGTATACACATAGAACACGTGCAGGTGCACATCTGGTTAAGAACAAAGCACTAGAAAGAGTATTGGAGGAACACGGTGAAAATACTGAAACAACGTGGAAAAGCATCATTGCTTCAGAAGGCTCTGTCCAGCATCTGGACTTCCTCAGTGACCACGAGAAGAGCGTTTTCAAAACGGCCTTTGAACTCGATCAGGCGTGGGTTGTTGAACATGCGTCGAAGAGACAGGAGTTCATCTGCCAAGGGCAATCGGTAAATCTTTTTTTCCCTGCCGGTAGTTCTAAATCTTATGTCAACTCTGTTCACATTAAAGCGTGGAAGGAGGGATTAAAAGGTTTGTATTATCTGCGTACTAACGCAGGTGTGTCTGCAGACAAAGTAGGTGCGTTAATTGAACGCAATGCGTTAAAAGATTTCTCTGATGAGGATACAGAAGAATGTATTAGTTGTCAGGGATGATTAGATGGCAAGAAAAAAATTATTACGTATAGCGGTGGGTCCAGCAGAATACGTGACTACAGAAAGAGATAGAAGCCACAATGAATTAGTATGTTCAGTGTGTCATTGCGAGTTTGACATTGAGCTTGAGGGCGGTATTGACGGATACTTAGGCGTACTTCCTGTAGCGTTCTGCACCATGTGTTACTCAGGATTGGATGAGTTTTTTACACAACTACATGGCTGTTATGATGATGAACATGAGGGGTATGAAGACCATGAGTAAAGATTTTGATGAGGAGTTTGACTTAGTTAAGCTATTGCGTCAGGCTCAAACACTAGAAACAATGAATGAAACAGACATAGGTTGGGAGACAAAAGTTATCCCGGAAGCCCTAGCACAAAAGGCCGCAGATGAAATTATTCAATTGCGTCAACAGGTTAACGAATTACGCAATGAATTGAGTAAAAAATCGGTTGACTAATTTCCCTCGCTGAGTATAACTACTCATTGCTCATGCCCACTTCGGTGGGCTTTTTTTAATTACAACAATCGGAGTAATCCATGCCTTTGCTTCAAGAATCAAAAACATACAAGCCGTTTCAGTATCCGTGGGCTGTGGAAAAAGCAATCTCTCATGAGAAGGTACACTGGGGTGAATGGGAAGCTAAACTTCAGGATGATGTTGCACAATGGAACAATGGGAAGTTAACCAATGTTGAAAGAAACCACATTACACAGATCCTTAGACTCTTTACGCAGTCGGATGTCCAAGTTGGAACAAACTACTTGGAGTCTTACATACCTAAATTCAAGAATAACGAAATACGGGCTATGCTTACTAGCTTTGCTAATCGTGAATTTGTTCATCAGCGTAGTTACGCTTTACTCAACGACACATTAGGACTGCCCGAAGAAGAGTTTTCAGCTTTCTTAGAGTATCAGCAGATGGCTGACAAGATTGAGTTTATGGCTGATATTGATGTAAACACACTGTCAGGCTTAGCCAAGGCAGTTGCCCGGTCAGTAATCAATGAAGGCATGAGTTTGTTCAGTGCGTTTGTAATGCTATTAAACTATCAACGTACAGGTAAGATGCGTGGTATGTGTGAGATTGTCGAGTGGAGCATACGTGATGAAACGATGCACTGTGAAGGTATGACAAAACTATTCCGTACATTTTGTGAAGAACATCCAAGGATTGTAACAGATGAATTTAAATCAGATATCTATCAAATGGTTAGAGATGCAGTTGCTCTTGAAGACAAAGTTATTGAACTTGCGTATGAGATGGGAGATTTGGAAGGACTCAGTCAAAAAGAAGTTAAAAAATATATTAGGTACATCGCCGACAGACGACTGATTCAGTTGGGTTTGAAGGGTAACTACAAAGTTAAAGAGAACCCACTACCATGGGTAGATTGGGTGGTATCAGGAGATTCGCACAAGAATTTCTTTGAGGGTGTTGTGACAGATTACAATGCCGCAGGTATGGAAGGTGATGATTGGGGGTGGCAGGCCGCATGAGTCAAGATCAAGTTAAGCAAGAATTCGCAAAACTTAATCAAAGAATCAAAGAACTGGAGGCTACCATCAGATACATGAAAAGGAAGATGCGTAAATAACATTTGTTTATGTGCTTGACATTTGATATAATCCGCATATAACTATATGGAGGAAAGTATCAATGTCAAGATTACGCTCTGCCCCTTTAAAGATTCAATTTCAAAAAGGCTACCAAGCGTTTAGGCGTGGCTTCACGAAGAACCCATATCAACGTAAGGATGATTTACAGAGTAGGGAATGGGAACGTGGTTTTAATGCCGCATACTTTGAGACATTGACCAATGGTCCCACCCGCTAGTCAATGCGTCCGTATTGGCTACAAACCATCAGACCCCTCGCAATGAGGGGTTTTTTATTATTGGATTCTTCCTAGTATCGCATCCTTGTATGTGTTAACTGCCCAGATAAACGCACCTGCTTCGTAGACAGTCATTCCGTTGTATTCGTCAGACTCTTCCCACATCTGCTCTAGCAAACGGCGATCTCGTCTATTGATACCTTCATATGCCTCACGCATAATTTGATTATAGAAGTATGGCTTATCCTTCTCAACCATCTCTTCCATTTGACCGTCAACAATATCTCTGAGTCCTATCTCTTTAGCAGTTAAGTTAACCATGCGCTTAATATATGCGGCACGTTCAACATCGTTCATAATCTGGTAGTCAGCGGACTTCATGTATGAAAGCATCATCTCAGGTAATCTTTCACCTAATACCTTTTGATTGATGGCATTACGAACAGGGTCTTTATCCCTTCCATACAGTTCGTATCGTGGTATTTGAAGTCTGTCAATTTCTTTTTCAAACTCAGTCTTTGGCGTGTACATAGTTAAACCAGTAAACTGTTTTCCTATCTGTCCGGTCTTTTTAAGTACACCTTTCGTGCTTGAGTATCTGCGCTGTTCCTCAGGCACAGAGTACGTCAGTCCTCCGTCTTCATTCCAGTATGGTAGGTATTTAGATGCATATAAGATAGAGTAATCCCACCAATTGACATAGGCATCTGGTCCATCACCAACGATGATACGGTTAAGATCTTCTACGAATCTAGCATCGGGATTATACACAGAAACAAAGTCCCTAACGACTGCCGCAGGTATTGTGTACGTACCCATAAGGTCACCCACTAATTTACCAGCACCACGATCCCACTTACCATCTGCGAAGTCATCGAATAAACCGTCAACAGGCGGTAGTCCAAAGGCACCTCTGAATCGTGGTGTACCTAATGTCTCAAATGAATCTTGAGCATATTGGCCTATGGAATCGATAGGATCACCACGGCGGGCACGGATAATTAAATCGCCCATAATTACATACGGTGCCATTGGCCCAAGCGTTCCTGTAATGTCTACAACATTTCCTTTTTCGTCGTAGTACTCATGCCATGCAGTAGATGAATCCTGTTGCGCTCTCCAAGCAAGACCAAAGCCTAGCAATACACTTCCCGTAGCATTCTTCGCTAGCTCTTCTTTAGTAGGCATCCGTCCTTGTGTAGCTAATTTTGTGAAGGGAGCACCGGGAATAGGGGCGTGTTCTGAAAAGAACTTTAGCTGGCTCATAATAAACCGTGGGAAAGGCATCAACATAGAAACAAAAAATGGTGCATCTTTGTGAAGATTGATAATTGTATTTCCTACTGTACCCGCCATTGTATCGTATGAAGGCCTGTTCTGGTATGTAAAGTACAGAGAATCTTCGACAGCTTTTTTGATTGTGTCTTTGTCAATCGTATTAAATTCACCATTTTGAATAGTTTTAATCAGTGACTTACCTGTCTTCTCTCTTAATTGTCTATCCAGAGTTGATGAAAATATCGCACGTTTAAATATGTTGTCTGAGATTGTGTTAGCTACGTTAATAGCGTTAGCGACTTTAGTTAATACACCAGTTCCACCGTGCCTAGCCTCTGCTGATGCCGCACTAAAAAATAATTTACGGGATTCACTGGGCATGTTAGCTTCAAATAATTCTTTAACTACTTGGGCAGTTTTGGGATCTAAGAAGAAACGAGTAGTAGAAAAAACATCTTTAGTTGCTTCGCCAAAAGTCTTCTTTCCAACTAAGGCATCCGCTAAAGAAGCAAATCCAGTATCAAATACATCTACTGCCATGCGGAATCCACCACCCACGGTGTTACGGACAGTAGTTGCTAGTTGAGATGTCATCGTACCTAAACGTAGTCTATCCATCGCACGAAGCGTGTCTACAAATTTAGATCCTTTAGCAAAGTCATTAACAGTATCCGCATCTTCTGGTGAAATAAATCCCTTCTCTAGCAAGGCTTTCATTATTCGTCCTTGCCGTCCCAGTGTCCTACCCGCATCACTGACAGTAGTTGCGTACGCAGATACAAAATCAGTGATCGTGATGCCATGCTCGTCTAGGATATCCTGAACTTCTTTCGTTGAAAATTCGCCTTCCTCCATTGCTTCCATAACTGATTCAGTAATTCTTTCGTTGGGCTTTCTTTTTAACTTTGATGCAAAGCGAGTTGCCGCTACCGCCACAGATTCCATCGTATCTTGATCCATGTAAGCGGCAAGTTTTTCGTTCTGATTTAAATCTTCCAGTACTTCTCTGCCATACTCTACAACATTAGGATTAATCTGCATTAACAGTTCAGTCTGTGTTTTATTGGTAATACGCTGTTTGCTTTTCTTCAGGTTGACTGAACGCTGTGCTGATTGTGCTAATTCATCAGCACGTTCGCCCATTTTCTTTCCAATCAGACCACCGACAGCACCGAAACCTCCGCCGAACACGCCACCGAAAGCCGCCGCAGTAGCCACTGCACCTTCTTCCCTGCCAAGTCCTACCTCTTCTCTAGTACGCTGAGCTAAGTCTTCACCGACAGCGGCAATAGGAGCCTCTACAGCGGCACCACGAAGAGCACCAGCCCTTACTGTCTGTGCGGTAGCTTTCTGTGCGGCCTGTGACAGTAAACTTTTTAAGCCAGCACGAGCCGCCATACCAGTTGCAATACCGGCACCCTTGCCTATGAAGCCAGTTGCCAGCCCAGCAATAGTCGATGGAGCAGTAGCAATACCTTCCCCGTAGTCGAGTAGTTTACTACTAAAACCATCAGTAGTCTCCATTCGATCAAAGGTATCAATCAATCTACCGAAGCGAGCCTTTCCCGCATCATCAGCTTCTTGAGCGTACTCAAGATCTGCAATCATGCTAGCCTCATTCACAGAAGAAGAGCGCATCTGATTTAAGAAACGCTCCATGATTTCCTCTTCTGTATATACTTCTTCTCCTGCACGTTCTTCTAAGAATTGAGAGGCATCTTGCAAGAACTCTCGATCTTGCATCAGGTATTCTTGAGTCAACTCTTCATCAGGGAGAAGTTCGTAATCTCTCATTATTAAACGATCCGAGTAGATTGAGAATAATCGACAATTGTTTGTGCCAGCATGTCAACTTGATCATTCATGTCAGCATCAAATGTATCGGGGCTAATGTAACCATCTTTGGCTTTATCATAGATTTTTTGTGATGCGCCAGCTAAAATATTACGTACCGCAACAATATCTGTTGTGTCTACGCCAGCTTTTTGTAATGCAGAAGTCGTTGATGCAATCTCCTGTTCAGGCATTACGTCAGGATCTTCTCCTGCTATTACATTATCTGGCTGACCTGTAATTGACTGAGCAATCTGAGTTTCAGTTGCGGGATCATCTACCGCTGGTGCTGGCATATCAGCAGAAGCCTGTAGGTCAAGAATCATATCTTTAATATCTTGGATAGGTTGACCCAAGTTATTTTTAAGTATTTCTCTTATTTCTCTAGCAACATCACCACCACCAGTTACTTGTTTAAGTTGATTTGTAATAGCTACTATTTCTTTTATTGTTGTTGCATTAGAAATCTGATCACGGATAGGATCAGTTAAAATAGCTCCTTTAGTTAAGCCACTTAAACCTGCTCCGGGATTAGGATTGGCGGTGATAACAGTTGCAATGTCTACTCCGGTTCTGCGTTCCTCCGGTATGGCGTTAAAATATTCAATAATACCATCCCGACTTCTTAATTTAGACTGTAGATCCGCAACAATGTCTCCAGCCCTTTCTGGGCGGATACCTTCCGCAGGATTACCACGAAGTCTAGCACCAATGTCCCTTCCTAATTCAGCTTGAATAATTTCAAATGCTTCGTCTTTAACATCCTGCTTTGCACGGGGATTGTAGTTGTTGAATTGGTCATACACATCCGTCAATCCCATTCTGCCAGCAACGGTAGCGCCTACGTCCCGGATTGCTTGTCTAGTAGCAACACGATAATCTTCTGTGAGGCCCGCAAATCCACCTAAGTTGACACGGCCTTCAGGCATTGCTCTTTCTAAGTCATCAAATGCGTACGCAGTAATTTCTTGAGGAGTCATTCCTAACTGAGAAGCGTACCGATCAGCATACTTCTCAGCTTCGTCCGCCGCTTGTGCATAGGGATCAAGGAAACCAAATACTTTACTCTTAGATTTATACGGAGGTTTAATGCCTAAGTCAGCTTGAGATTTTTCAGATACAAATGTGCCGATGCGAATCTGACGAAGATACTCTTCTAGTGGCATATCAACAGGAGTTTCACTTGCGACACTGACAACAGTTGCCGCATCTGGTAACGCAACACCAGCCTCTTGTGCCTTCTCATATAAGTTAAGCACCTGATCTAGCTGACCATTGCCTGCTAATACACCGATCTGATCGACAGTAAAGTTAACACCAAGTCCAAGTAGTCTCTTACCTTTCTGTAGGTCTTTCTTTAATAGGTCTTCCTTTTCTCGCTTGTTGCGGATAGCCATCTCAGCACGATAGTTCAATGTATCTTTAACAAGATCCATCGACTCTTCACGAGCCTTATCACGGAGTTCCATGTCACGCTCCGCAAATCCTGCAACGAAGCTACGTGGGTTCAGGTTAAGCCCTAAGAAACTCATACCTCTTCTCCTTCTTGTTCTGGCTGAATGTCTACTTCAGCGACCTCAGCAACCATCGCTACTGGCCTAGCCATTAAACCCTTCATCGGCTTTTTAGGTTCTACTGATTTAGTAGTCTCCTGCTCCTGTCTATCTTCTTCCATAAACAAAGACGATTTGGCCTCTTCTTCATACTCTTTCTCAAGTTCACGTTCTATCATCTTCTTATACTTAGATGTTTCTGCACGTGAAAGACCCTTACGTTTCTCCCCGGAGGAGATGACATAATCCGTTCCTTCGATGTCTGCAACAGCCTGAACATATTCAGATATCACGGGGCTTGCTAACAACCCAGCTTCGACTGTGTGTAATCCTTCCATTACACCTGTACTAATTAATGTGTCCACTAACATATGAACAGGAATGCCCTGCTCTAGAATAGTCATCATTTCATTTGTACTGCTCTCGTCTCCAATGCGATCAATGTAATGTTCAATCACATCCTCTACATCAAAAAAACGAGGAGGGGATTCCCACGGACGATTACCCGGCTCTGTTGTTAAAGACATTCCGGGAATGGGAGCATCAAACGATAGTTCAGTTTTATCTGCCATTAATAATCCCTTCTTTGCTCTGGCGTATCTGCCGTATGTAATCCATGATTAAACGTGCCTGAGGAGTTTGCTTCTTTTCACGTGTAGTTTTTTCTTTATTATTAAACCGCCTTGCGAGCAAGCCCTTAGACTCAGACTGCTCTGATGTTTGAGACTCGCTTTTTTGTAATTCTTTATTTAGCTCAGCTTTGAGCAATGCAATACGATCACGCATAATAACTTCTCTTAAATTAAGGATATAATATCTCTGACCCATCCACCGATGGCTTGTGATTCTGCTGAACTTGCTTCTTTCTCTGCTACAACTAACTCAGTGTCCATACGCATCTTTGTATCTGCTAGTGTGACTGCACGATCTAAATCGTTTTCTCCCGATTGCCAAGCATTTTCAATCATGTCACGCTCAGCTTGATACATATTATTAAATGCACTTGTAGTAAAGTTGAGTAAGTTTTGAATTGACTGCTGATTAGCAAAGTTGATAGCCGCAGTATCAGCCGTAGCTACTGTACGGAACCACTGCGCATTTGCCTGATCAATGACTAATCTGTTCTGAGCGTTAAATTGTTCACGTTGATTATTGATCTCTTCAGCAAATCGTGTAATTACATTGCGTTGATCTGCGTTGAATTGACTAATAGCATTTGATTGCGTTGCGTTGAACTGCGATACTTGAGTATTTAAGTTAGCAAAGAACTGATCAACTTGATTCCGTGATGTTGCGTTAAACTGACGAGCCGCATTTTCCGCCGCAGAGTCAGACAACAGTGCTTGTATCTTAGACTGCGCCTTAAACATTTCAGTCTGCTGTTGATTTGATACGTTAGTTAAATCCATTTGCAAAAATGCCTGAGCATTCTGTACAGCCGCTTGCTGACGATTGTTTAGGTTAGTAGTTTCTAAATTAGCAATCTGAGCAACCTCAGCCATTACAACAGCTTGACTGTTACTCAAGTTATTCAGATCAACCGTCTGAGCTATACGTGCGTTTTCTAATGCAATCTGTTGTTCGGCGTTAAAGTTAATATTTGCAATGTCTGCAATACGGGATGCATTTTGTACACGAGCTTGGAACTCTTGGTTAAACTCCTGCCCAATAAATTCAGCACGTTGCTGTGCCGCTAACACCGCACGTTGTTGTCTATTAGAAAGATTCTGTAATTCAAACTGTGCTTGAACTTGAGCATCTGCTTGCGCAATGGGTAATGCCGCCTCCATCGCCGCCTGAACAATAGCTTGTCCTGCGAGAGATGAAGCACCCAAACCACGCTGAGCCATGATAGCTGTGGCGTTACGCATAGCCCCCGCCGCCCATGTGGGACGCTCGCCACCTTCAAACTGCGCCATCAAAGAAGACAACTGACCTTGAACAGTCGCCATCTCTGTAGCACCAGCCTCAGCCGCCTGCACTTGTTCAGCAAAAGCTGACGCTACTTGTGCATTAGCCGGTGCTTCTACAATCTGCTCCGGTGTAATTTGCATTGCTTGCGGAGCTTCTACTTGCGTAGGCTGTGCAATCTGTGCCGCTTGTTGTTGACCTACTTGAGTTGCAGTAGGCACAGCTTGTGCCGCTTGTGTTGGCGCAGTGACAGTCCCAGTGGCCGCTTGAGTTGCATCAGTAACTTGAGTTATCTGAGGGGCAACCTGTTGTGTTGTAACCTGAGCCGCAGGAGTTGGGGTAGGTACCCCAGTTGCAGTGC